ACATCGCCGAACAATTTGGCGAAGAACTGAAATCCGGTGGTGACGCCGAACGCATCGAGGAAGTGTCCGATCTCCATCGTCAGGATAGACAGCGAAGCAGTGAGACGTTCAACAGCAGCCTGCGGTCCCTCGATCATCCGCTTCGACTTGGTCAGGCCGTCTTTGGCGTTCGCCGTCTTCTCGATCTCCTCGTTCATGTCGCCGTAGGCTCGCGTCAATTCGCGGACGACCTTCGCATCCTTGACGCCGACGGCCTGCAATATCTCGCGCTGCTTCGTGGACTTGGCGAACATGCCAACCATCCACGCCATCGGATCGCCTTCCTTCTTCGCCTTCTCAAGGTTTGCAAGCATCACCTCGACCGGCATGTCGAGCGCATCGGCAATGCCCTTGTCGCCGCCGATCATCCGCTCCATCAGGTGCGACAGAATCTGGATCGACTGCGCGGTGTTACCAGTCGCCCTGTTGGCGATGCCGACGTAAGTCCCCATCTTCGCGAAGGCATCTGCACCGCTGTAGCCAAGGCCCGCCATGACTTCCGACAGGCGCGTGCCTTGCGATGCCAGCACTTCGACGTCCACGTTGAGATCGTCGGCGACGCGAACGGTGGACTCCAGAACCTTCTTGTAGTCGCTGGCAGGGATCGACAGGTTGCGCATCGCATCGCCAGCCACCGACGACATCGCGTCAATGCTTGCGCCAGCGCCCTTCGCGTACAGCGCGATGTCCGGAAACATCTTCTTCGCGTCAGCAGGCTTGACCATGCTCTTGTCGAGGAACGACTTGAAGCCGATCTGCAATGACGAGAGATCGTCACCAGTCTTCAGCGCAACGTCCTTGAACATTGAGCCGAACGCTTCGACTTGCGTGCGCGATCCTCCGATGGAGTTCTGCAATCGACGCAGGTGCCTGTCGTATCCCGCGAACGTCATGTAGCCCTGACGCACCGTCTCCATCGCAGCGCCCACGGTGAGAGCCTTCGCTGCCATCTTCGCCAGTCCACCGGCTGCACTGTCGGCGAACCTGCCGATAGCGCCGATCTGCTTGCCGCCTTCCTTGGCCTGCTGTGCAGCGTAGCGTTCGTCGTCTGCCGCTTGCGCACGAGCGTCGCGCATCTTCCGGATCGCCTTGATCTGGACGTCCATCTGCTCATCGATGGTGCGGCCCATCTTCTTGGCGGACTCAGCAGTGGCACGCAACGACACCGCGATGCCGTCGTTCGTCAACCTGTATTGCTTCTGAATCTCCTTCGGCAGCGTGGCAAAGTTCTTCTTCACCGACTCAATTGCGGCCAGCGAGTCATCAACTGCGCTGATGACGATTGTCTTCTTGTTCTCGTCAGCCATTCAGGGGAGCCCCTTTACGGTACGTCTGGTCCGCCGTCGTCGTCGCTCAGATCGAAGCCAGCGTCGGGCATCGGCACGCCCGGACCTCGCGGCGTCTCATCGCCCGGCTCTTCCGGCGCTTCAGGTTCTTCCGGTTCTTCCTTGGTCGTCATAAGCGGGACGATGCCCTGACCGATGTCGTCACGCACTTCGACCGGGACGTTGGCCATGAAGGCTTCCATGATGCGGTCAGCATCCGGATAGCGAAGCTCGCGCAGCACCGCCTCATCGACGCCCGCAAGCTCAGTCATCAGCGCGATCATGCTTGGCCAGTGCCGTTCCTGCCAGAGCATCAGGTGCCCTAACTTGAACGGGCTGAACGTGATGCTGTCCACCCGCTTGCCGTTGTACTCGAACGGAATGAACAGGTGGACGGTGCGCCCGCCCAGTTTATCAATCGCGATAGCCATACGAATCCTCTCCCTGCCGGTGACGTATCCGGCAGGAAGATCGCCGCGTCGTCAATGGTGAAACCAGATCGCGATGACATCTTCGCCCTCATCGACTCGCTCGTCGATGAATTCGATGTCCTCGTGCCCTCCGGCTCCGTCGCGGTCAGCGACAACGACACGCTTATGAGGCTGCTGTCGTTGAAGCGCCGCGATCAGTTGCTCGACGGTCATCATGCCTCGTTACTGACCGGGTTGGCCGGGATCGCGAGCAGGCGCACCATGTCGTCGGTGAGCATGTTGTCGCCGATACCCAGAGACGTCGTGAAGAAGTCCCACCAGAAGATTTGCTGGAAGCCACCTTCACTGACCATCATGTTCAGTTCGTAGTGCGTGATGTTCTTGATCGAATACTCGTGCGACATCAGGTTGCCCTTCGAGAACGCAGTCGGGTTCACGCGACCCAACCTGCCCTCGAACACCGCGACAGCCTGCAGCGCCGCCGACGTGCGCCGATCACGGATCAAACCGTAAGCGGTGAAGCGGTGGTACTGCACATCCTCCTGACCCAAGAACGACATGATCAGCGGGTCCCAACCTGCGAGGTTGAACGTCGCTTCGAGCTTGTTGATGTGCGTCGGAATCTCGATGCCGACCGGCGCACCGGCTGGCGTGTGATCGACGTAGTTCTCTTCCCACGTCGGCAGCTTCAACTCTTGCAGCACGAGGTGAGTGGAGATGCCCGGCATCGTGCTTGCGCCAGTGCCGACGGCATCGCCGCAAATAAGATTGGCTGACTCCATTACATAGATCGTCTGGTTAGCCATTGTTCAAATCCCTTCTTCGAGTTGGCCTTGATGAGACCGGCGCTTGCAGTCGCCGCTACAGTTTGAAGCACGTCAGTTCGTGCTGTCCATCAAGCTCCGGGGTTACGAGGTCGCGAGGTTAAGCTGCTGGGCGAGATCGGCGACCATCTCATCGATGGCTTCGCGATAGCGCGAAGACTCGATGGTCAGGTGCTTCAGGACCGGCGGCTCTTCAGCCTTGAAGCCGACGGTGAGGTGACCCATCCTGATCTGCTCAGCAGAGTTGCCTTCCGTCTTGAAGTTGACCTTGTAGCCAAGGATGTGATTGTCGGCATGAAGGTCGCGCAGGAAGAACTGCATCGTGTTCAGGATCGCCTGCACCGTGTGACCGATGATGTTGTAGCGACCAAGGAAGTAACGCAGGGTCTTCAACATGCCCAAGTGGATGTAGTCGCGCCCTCTGAGGACGTTATACATTTGCCAGATGGGGTCTTCGCCAGTGTTATCGGTGGAGATCAGAACGAACCCACCAGATGCAATCGCGAAGTCGTCGCCAACTTCACCGCGCACCAGCACGCCGATGTTTGCGGCGAGCAACTCCTGCGCTTCGTTCGCGCTGTCGGTGAGATTGAAACCGATGTCGCGGTTCGGCGAGATGACTCCCTGCACCGCTTGGTTGGCGGCAGAGTGGAACGGCGCACCAGTCTCATGGTCGCGACGCACCATGATGCCCGCCATGCGAGGTGCAAGCGGACGGATCATGATGTAACTCGTCGCCGGGTCCATCACACGGCAACCACCCGACAATGCGATCAGGCGATGCGACTGCATCGTCTCACGCCAGTCGAAGTCGTTCTGCATCGAGGAGCCAGCGGACTCCACGATCATCACGCCAAGCAACTGATTGCAGATTGGCGTAGCGCCAGCAACAATCGGGTTGGCACCAGTGACGATCTCTGCGGTGTAAGCCGCCTTCGTGCCGACAGGCTCCCAGCGCTCAACGATGGTGACGCCAGTACCAGAACCAGTCGAACTGTTTGGAGCAACCGGCTCCAGCGGCGGCTGATCGGTGCCGACGACGAAGCCCCTGTTCATGACGTCAACGTCGAGGACGCCGCCACCGGCAGGGTCAACCGTCTTCACAACGAGCATGACGTTGTTCGGCATCACCAGAATCTCGCCTTCGCCATAACCCATGCCAGCCGCAGAGATGATGCCGCTCACGCAATCCCAGCCGGGTTCGGGCACGACGATGTTGCTGGGCTCATCCTCATACCAAGCGCCCGGCAGTTCGAGGATCACCGGACCAAGCGTGCCGTTGCTCTGGCCGTAAGCGTGACCAGTCGCGGGCACGACCATCGGTCCGCCGCCGATGAACTCGACGGGATAGAGATGGTCTTCAACGTAGCCAGAGCCGGGCGCAGTGCGCGTGATCTCGCCGACGCCGTTCGCCATCTGCGAGGTGTAGCCCGGCGCTGTCAGGATGCGCGGAGTGAAGCCCAGCTTCGACGCCGACTTGAGGAACGCCCACATGCCGGTGCCAGCGATACTGTCGCCAGCGATGTTCGAGATCGTCTGTTGCAGAGCGATGGCGTCATCAACGTCGGTGCCTTGCAACGTGCGGACCACGACGATGCGAGCAGCGAACTGCGTCTCGCCCAACTGGTCGTTGATCGCGCGAACAGCGTCAGCGAGATAGCCAGCCTCGCCCAGCTTCTTCGCCTTCTTGTTGTCGTTCGAATTCAGAAACACCGGAGTGTCGAGAGGAAACGCAACGGCGTCGGCGAGCGGTGCCGGTCCGATGAGTCCGATGGTCGAAAGATCGGCGGCAAATACGGGACGTGCGCCTTCGTCTACCTTGCGGATACTAATGCCGAATACTGGATCACCCATAGTAGGTCTCCTTTGTGAGAAGCGTTGGTTGAATCAGAAAGTGCTTGGAGGAGTCAGTATCTCCAACTGTTTGACCGACAATGCGTGAAGACGGATCGAGAGAATCATCTCAGGATCAGCGCCACCTTGCGGCTGCGACATGATCCGTATCTCCCTGATGTAGTCTCCGACCTGTAGGTCCTGAATGATTGGTGTGACGATCACCTGCCCGACTGGATTGCAATCCATCTTCGTCGCCAGCATCCGAAGCGGCGGCATCGGCTGCACCGCGTGCGCGGCAGGGACTGGTGCTGTTTGTCTGCCTTCAAAGAATGCTACGTCAGCCATGTCGGCTCCTTAGAATTTGCGCGAGTTGATCTTCGGTCATCTCTAGCTCGTCCGCCAGTGCACTGAGCATCGGGCGCTTTGGCAGCGGCGGCGGGTCATAGAACTCCCGCTTGCGGAAGTCGAAGCGCTTCTGGCGCAGCTTCTCATGATCGCCGTCGAATTCAATCTCAATCAGTCTCGTGGCTTCCGGCCAGACGAACTCCGGCTCATCCTTCTCCGTTGTCATCACCACCCACTCGTGATCCTTGATGAGCGGATTGTACTGGTGAAGCAGCGTCACCTTCACGCTGTGCGATGGCTTGTCGAGTCGCTTCTCTTTGCGATAGTCGTACCAGTCCACGCCGTCAGACACGCGTTTGCAGAACAGCAGCTTGTGGCCATTGACGTGCTGCCGCAGCGGATGGTTCTCCGGCTTGTAGGCAACCCAGTCTCCGTGATCGATGAAGTCCATCAACGTCCCCTCAATATCCTGCGGCGTGCCAGCCGCCGCCGATCAGCATATGCAGTTGTCGATAACGCCCGGTGACGTAATAGGACGCCCACGCGCCAGTCATGCCGGTGATGACCGCACCGCCCCACGGCTCTTGCAGTCCATTGAAGTAGTGCTGCACGTCGCCAAGGTGATGGAAGCGGATCGTCGCGACCAGTTGGTTGTAGCGAGTGTCGGCGGCATTCCACGCGTACCAGTTCGCCTGCCCGTTCACCCAGTCGTGCACCCAGCCCAAGGCGGCGCACCAGATATAACCGCCAGCATTAGTGTACATCCGCCAGCCGCCATCATGGCCAAGGAAGCCGATGGTGCCATCGTTGTGATGGATGTACGAATTCCCGTAGGTGTTATCCCAGAAGCGGAGATAGTTCGCGCCGCCGCCTTCGATCACCACGTCGCCGCGAACGACCAGCGGTCCATTGATGTCGGCCTGACCGTGGCTCGTCAGGCCCCACGAGGTGAGGTAGTGACCTTGCGTCGAGATCGCGTGAGTGTTCAGCGCGTGCGTGCTGACCGGACCGTCAAACGAACCACCACCGCCAGTGAAGTGGTGCGTCGAGCCGTTCCAGTAGTGATAGCCGGTGCCAAAGAAGATGACGCCAGTGCCGTCACCGCGCGTCGCATAGAGATCGCCGTTGACGTTCATGTTGCCGGTGGTGCTGACGGCACCGCCGAACGTCGCGTGGCCATTCGCGCGGCTGATCGACAGCACAGCGCCGCCGTACTCACCAGCATCGCCGTACTTGTACAGCGCGAAGTTCGATCCGCTCAGACTTCCGCTCTCCTGATCTGCATTGCCAAGGCTGATCCCCCACCTGTTCGTGCCGTTGGAGCCAAGCCCATAGACGATGCGATCCTGTCCAATGCCGTTCGGATACAGCATGATCGATGGATAGTTGGTCTTGATCGTCAGGTTGCCCATCATGGTGCCGCCGACACCGAACGACGAGTCAACGTACTCCTTGGTCGCGGCCTGATTTGGCTGCGTCGGGTATCCGCTCAGGTAGAGCGGCCCCGTCATCGTGCTGCCGCTCTTCAATACGGCTTGGTTGATGTACTCCACCATGAGCGCACGCGACCACGCCGCAGTCACCAGCGAAGTATCGTTGGCGAAACTGTCGGGCGCGATGCCGCCCTGCACCGCCCTGAATGGCGTGGTGCCGTCGTATCGAACGTAGTTGTAGAGATCGAGCCCGGACTCTTCGAGAGCCTGAAGAGCGGCCATGATGTCTGCGTGCAGACCGCGCACCTCGATGGTGTCGGACCGAACTTCGGTGTGCATCGGCGCGATGACGTCGTGATAGTCCTTGGTCGATTGCGCCATGCCCGGCGTTGATGTCAGCATCCAAGGTTGCGGTCGCGGATCGCCGTGGATGGCTGTGACTTCCATCTCGAAGATGCGTTGCTCCGCATCGTAGCCAATCGTCTTCGCCAGCGAGTAATTGTTCGGGTCGTCGATGCCTTCGATGATGATGTAGGGCGACGGCGTGAACGTCTTCGCCTGCGGACCGTCATCAACATAGACCGCCATGTATCCAAGCTGGATGGTGTAGAGCACCTCAGTGACAGGCGCGAGCAGGAAGCCCAGCTTCGTGATTGCGATGATGTCTTCGGTGGCTGGAATCAGAATCTCGTTCATGCGCAGCAACGCAGCCGCGCGGATTTCGTCCGCGATGGCCTGCAACTCGCGATCCACGCCTTCCAAGTCTTGGAAGCGAGCTTCGAGCGACGGCAGCAATCGCTTCATATACGGGAGCAATTGCGTGCCGGGCTTCAGTTCGAATTCTTCATCCAGCCGTTTCAACGCCATCGTGTTAAGCCTTCTTTGCAGCGGACCTTGCGGGAGTCGTCGGCGTCGGCGGCGTCGGCACAGGGATAGGTCCAAGCACCACTGCGTCGATGATAGCTGGCTGGATCGTCGGCAGTGCGCAGACCGCTCCATTCATCTGGTACGACTTCCCCGGATTGAGGATGCGCCCAAGATACGGCACAGCGCCGCCGAACTTTACGTCGTAGACCATCGCTGGATCATACGACGCTGGAAGCTCCTTCTGCTCTGGCGCTGGAGGAGCGGATTGCATCGACGGCCACGGCGTCTGCATCTGACCGTGACGAAGCACGCGGTCGTCGATCCACTCACCCTTGCGGACTTCGCGACGTGAGCCCTTGCCGTCCGCAGGAGTGTAGCCTGAGTTCGGTGACTGACGACCGACGTCGAGCCGTGCACGAGCCGCAGCGACGTGCTCCGGGTTCATCGGCATCACGACGTTGCGTTGCGGAAACTTCTTGGTAGCCATTCGAGTTCTCCCCGTTACATTAGGTTGATGCCGATATCGACGCGCTCCGACACGTGGAAGAGCGTTAGCTCGTTCAGCACCTTGCCTTCGCACCTGATCTTATACGCCGTGACAGGAACGCCACCCAGTGCGGCGAGGTCCCACGTGTAGCGACGGATCACGGCAGTCGGATCATCCGGTGCGACTGACTCCTCCATCACCGCTGCAGGGCGAGGTATCTCATAGCTCGCGCCGGTCAGAAGACTGGCG